AAAGAAAATATTAAAAAATTTCAAAGTGAATATGATAAAGGAAATCCACAACAAAAATTTGCTATTAGATCAGGTAGATATAAAGGTGCAGGAATACAAAAAGTTGATGATCCTGCAAGATTAAAATTAATTAAAAATTTTATAAATAATTTTAAAAAAGAAAAAGGAGTTCTTCCTACTAAAAATGAAGTTAGAAAACATTTTCAAACCACTACAGGAAAAGATGTTGAAAAGTCTTTATCTTTACTTACAAAAAAAGGAGAAATAAATTTACCGTCTGGATATGGAGGATCTTCAGCTGCTAAAGTTGATACAGATATTAAAAAACTTTTAAATAATAAAAGTATTATTAAAACTTTAGACTCCGGTAAATTTCCAACAGATAGTAAAATAAAAAACCTTTTAAAAGTAGATCAAACTATTGCTGAATCCAGAGGAGTAGATTTAGCAAATACTTTAAAAGGAAATAGAGATATTAGATTTTTCAAAGCTCCTACTAAATATAAAAACCTTGCTAATAATTATTTAGAAACAAATATTGGAGACATGTTTAAAACAAAAGGATCAAGATCAAGATATTATTACGAAAGAGGTTTAAAAAAATTATTAAATCTACCAAAAGATCTAGGAAAAATAAGATCAGATATAATTGGTAAAATATCTAATATTGTTCCTGAATTAAAAGGCAATATTTCTGTTGATGAGTTAGGAAGTTTAACAGCCAGTATGAGAAGAGGTTCTGGTCCTTATGCTATTTTTGGTCAAGTAATAGATTCTAATTTTAATGAAAGAGTAAAAGGATTAGGAATTGATAGAAACAAAAGTATGTTAGAAAAAAAATTACTTACTTTAGATAAAAATGATCCTCAAAGAATAATAGAACAAGAAAAATATAATACAAAAGTAACTGATTTTGAAAATAAAGCTAACGAAGGAACTTCTGGTAAAAAAGTAAAAGGTTTAAAATTATCTTTTAAATCACCTTCTGAAACAATTAAAAATAAAAAAATATATAATCAATATAAAGATTTGTTTGATGCACATTATGCAAAAACAGGTTATTCTTTTGAAGTTCCTGCAGACAAAGATTCTATTGTTGATATATCAAAAAAATTAGATGAACCTAAATTTCAAAATACAATTAAAAATCGTTTTAAAAATATAGCACTTAAAGGAGGGAGAGGTGCACTTATTGGTAGTTTAGCAACTTTAGCTGGAGGATCTTATGCTTTAGCAGATGAACCTGATGATGAAACACCAGTTTATAATTCTGAAATAGGTGCAATTGTTAAACCTGGTACAGATAATGTTGAATCGCAATCCGGTCTTCTCAATTGGGCTGCAGAAAATCCAGAACCTTTAATAGCAGGAGCTGCACTTGGTGGAGTAGGATTAACAACTGCTGGTAACACTATGTTAAAAGGATTATTAAAAACTATGGCAACACCAGCTTTAAGTGCTGGTTATGCATTATCAGAAGTATCTGATAATTTAAAAAGTGGTGACAATATTTTAGAAGCAGTAGCTGATAAATCTGCTGGAGTTGGTTTAATGGGAGGAAGAGCTTTTAGTGGATTAGGATCATTACTTGGTACAGCAAAAATGGCAAGATCATTAACACCCGTTGGCGCAGCGATGACCGCGGCAGGATTAGGAAAAGACTATTATGAATTTGCACAAAATGAGATTGAGAAAATGAATCAAATGAGTGATTACGATAGGGGAATATACAACGATATGTTGATGGATGACACCAACATTGACTTTTAACAAAACAACTGATACACACCTTTCAGGTGTTGAATCAATCAAGAATAGAGGATAGAATAGCCCATGGCTGAAATAGACAAAAGTTTACCAAATAATCCAATTGAAATAGATCTTCCAGAGGAAGAAACAGTAGATGCTACTGAAGCTGTTACTGATACATCAATGGATGGAAAAACAGAAATTGAAATGGAAGAAGATGGTAGTGCAACTATTAACTTTGATCCAAATGAAACAGATCCTGAAGGGGGTCAAGACCACAATGCTAACTTAGCAGAATTTATAGATGATCAAGATTTAGATTCATTAGGTTCAGAACTAATGGACAAATATAAAGATTACAAACAGTCAAGACAAGATTGGGAAGAAAGTTATAAAGAAGGATTAAGTCTACTTGGATTTAAATATATAACTAGAACAGAACCATTTAGAGGTGCAAGTTCAGTTACTCACCCAGTGTTGGCAGAAGCCGTAACACAATTTCAAGCACAAGCTTACAAAGAATTATTACCTGCAGAAGGTCCGGTTAGAACTCAAATTTTAGGAGATATTAATGTTCCTAAAGAAGAGCAATCTAAACGTGTTAAAGATTTTATGAATTATCAAATTATGGATCAGATGAAAGAGTATGAACCAGAGTTTGATCAAATGCTTTTCTATCTACCCCTAAGTGGTTCTACCTTTAAGAAAGTTTACTATGATGATCTTTTAGGTAGGGCTGTTTCTAAATTTATACCCGCTGACGATTTAGTGGTGCCGTACTCTGCTACCTCATTAGAAGATGCGGAAGCTGTAATCCATGTTATACGTATTTCTCAAAATGATTTACGTAAACAACAAATCAATGGCTTTTACAAAGACATTGATTTGGGAGAACCGCCGGTTACAGAAAATCAATTAAAACAAAAAGAATTAGAATTAGAAGGCATTACTCAAAATGGTAGTGAAGACATGTACACAATTTTAGAAATGCATGTCAACGTAGATTTGGAAGGATATGAAGATGTGAATCCTGAAGATGGTGAGCCCACTGGAATTAAACTGCCTTACATCATTACTATGGATGAAGCGAATGGAAAAATTTTATCTATTAGAAGAAACTTTGAAGCAGAAGATCAATTAAAAAAGAAAAAAGATTATTTTGTACATTTTAAATTTTTACCAGGTATGGGTTTTTATGGTTTAGGTTTAATTCATATGATTGGTGGTTTATCACGTACAGCTACTGTTGCATTAAGACAATTATTAGATGCTGGAACTTTAGCTAACTTACCTGCTGGTTTTAAAACTAGAGGCGTTAGAATGAGAGACGATGCACAGCCATTACAACCTGGTGAGTTCAGAGATGTAGATGTACCAGGTGGAAATATTAAAGATCAATTTATGCAATTACCTTTTAAAGGTCCTGATGCAACACTATTACAATTAATGGGTATTTGTGTTCAGTCTGCTCAAAGATTTGCAAGTATTGCAGATTCACAGGTAGGAGATATGAATCAACAAGCTGCAGTTGGAACAACAGTTGCATTATTAGAGCGTGGCTCTCGTGTAATGTCAGCAATTCACAAAAGATTGTATGTTGGTTTAAAATCAGAATTTAAATTACTAGCAGAAGTATTTAAAACTTATTTACCACCAGAATATCCTTATGATGTTCCAGGTGCACAAAGAAATATTAAAGTTTTAGACTTTGATGACAAGATAGATATTCTACCTGTTGCAGATCCAAACATTTATTCTCAAACACAAAGAATTTCTATGGCTCAAGCACAATTACAACTTGCACAATCAAATCCTAAAATGCATAATATGTATCAAGCGTATAGATCTATGTATGAAGCGTTTGGTATTAAAAATATAAACGCAATTTTACCACCTCCACAACAACCACAACCAATGGACCCAAGTTTAGAACATATTTTGTCTATTAGTGGTAAACCTTTTCAAGCTTTTCCTGGTCAAGACCACAAAGCACACATTGATGCTCATTTAAGTTTTATGTCAATCTCTATGGTACAAAATAATCCAATGGCTATGATGGGTTTACAAAAAAACATACTTGAACACATTAGTTTAATGGCACAAGAGCAAGTACAAATAGAATTTGTTCAAGAAATGCAAGAATTAAAAATGATTCAACAACAATTAGCACCATTAATGCAAAATCCACAAATGATGCAACAAAATCCAATGGCTATGCAAAGTCAACAACGTATAAAACAGATTACAGATGCGATCGAAGCTAGAAAAGCAGTGTTGATTGCAGAAATGACTATAGATTATGCTAAAGAAGAAGATAAAATTAGCAGTGAAGTAGGTGGTGATCCACTACTTAAACTAAAATCTAGAGAATTAGACTTAAAAGCTAGAGCTGATCAAGACAGAAATTCAAATAATGAAGCTAGACTTGATTTAGACACTATGAGAGCTATGATGAACGACCAACAACACGATGAAAAGCTAGAACAAAACGAAGAATTAGCTGGACTACGTGCAGGAGTGTCAATTGCTAAACAACAAATGTCAGATCAAAGTAAAAGACACGATTTCGGTAGAAATTTTAAGAAAAATTAACTATAATATTAACAAGGAGAAACATTATGAGCAAAGATTGGACTAAAGGTTCAGGTTTTATGAATAAAGACCCTAAAGTTGTAAAAGAACTAGGAGCTGGAGCTGATGGTTATGCAACAGGCGGAGTTACTATTCCTATGACGAGCGGCACTAAAGCAGAAGTAGTTACTGTAAAAGGAACTAAAGCTTTAAGAGCTGATAAAAAACCTGTAAAAGCTACTTGGTACTAACATGTGGTTATCGGCAATTAAATTAGCCGTTTCTGCTGGAAGTAAAATTTATGCTAACAAGCAGAAGACGAAAATAGCTATGTCAGATGCACAGC